GATTGATCTTATTGGAGAAAGCACGGTTACAAAGCGGTTACAATCATTACGGCGCTGTAACCGCGTCCTGCTTCCTGCGCTCGCCTGGGCGGCAAAAGATCAATTAAATATTGGGGTTAGCCTATGACCGGCCGCGATCATGGCCGGAAAGGCGCGGATGAGGGCACGCACGCCGGTCGCGACGGCGGCGACCAGGCGCCGGCCGGGGCAGGCGCGGCCAGCTCGGCCGCGCTGCCGGCAGCGATCGCGGCCGAGGACAAGCGGCTCGACGATTTGTTGCCGCTCGGATCTTCGCCATTCGCGCCGCGGGGGCGGGGAAGGCCGCAAGGCGCCAAGAACAGGCGTACAGACCTCGTTGCGCAATACCTGGTCGACCGGTTCGGCGATCCGTTGACGGCGTCCATGGCGATCGGCGGCCGTCCGCTGCGCGAGTTGGTGACGGAGTTGCGCACGATCGCCAGCGATTGCGGCATGAAGCTGGGCGCGAGCGTGATGGATATCGCGCGCTGGCAGCAGCAATGCCGGATCGACGCCCTGCCCTACATCCACGCCAAGCGCGCGCCGGAGACGGCGAAGGGCGAGCCCGTCCTGCCGATCATTGGCATTGGCCGGGCCGAGAACGTGCTGATCGCGGCCGGCCGCAGCCTCGAAGAGGCGATTGAGAAACGGCAGCAAGATCAATCGGTTACGACAATCGACGGAGAAATGTCTCACGGCGATTTGTCTCATGACGGAGAAAGCGACGATGAAACAACGCCTTAGCGCCATGGCAGCGTTATGTGGGACTTATCGCGGGGCAGCCTCGCCGCGGCGAGGTTCGGCCGCGCGACCGGCGCCGAAGGCGCCGGCCCCCCGCCGGCCCCTCGTGCGCGGGCCCGCGCGCGCGCGACCCCGAAAAATCGCAATGCCCCTCCCCTCCCGGGGGGTCGTTCCTCACACTCACGGGCTGATTGAGAAAAAAATTCCGAACCTGAATTCCCCTGCGCGGGGTGCGAGGGTCGCTCGTGCCGCGCGGGTTACAGGGCGCGGGGTGCAGTGATGAGCGACGCATCTCACCAGCAGAGGTTGGAATTCCTCGCGGCCGAAGTGCGAAAGGCGATCGCGTGCTTTGATCGAATGCCATTGCAGCAATATTTTGATCGGGTCGAGCAAGGCGACCCAATCGCTCTGGCTATTCTTGATGCCTACGATCATCTCGCGCCGGCACTTAACGTGTTGGGAATGTCTCACCCGCATGAGCCGGAGGTGCGGTGATGGACTGGAATATCCCGCACGAATTCGACCTGCCGATCGGCACCACGCTGCCGCAGCTCGCCGGCGCCGAGATCAACGCCATGCAGCTCGACCCGCCAGGCCCGGTCGGCGAAGCCTACATGTTCGGCCAGGAGGCGATCGAGTTCATCATGGGGCCGGTCGGCTCGGCGAAAACCACCTGCTCCATCTTCCGCATCCTGATCAACTCGCTGCGCATGCCGGTGTGCAAGGACGGCATCATCCGCTCGCGCGGCTGCGTCGTGCACGCCAACCTGCGCGCGCTGTACCGCACGGCGGTGCCGAGCCTGCAGCAGTTCTTTCCGCCCGGCGCGCCCGGCGTCGAGTGGGCTGGCGGCCAGGATCGCCCGCTGCAGATCACGCTGCGCTTTCAGACGCCGAACGGCAAGAAGTTGCAGATCATCATCGACGGTTTCGGCATCACCAAGGACAGCATGGAAGAGCTGTTGCGCGGCTACCAGGCCAATTTCGGTTGGTGCATCGAAGCGGATCAGCTCGACGAAGAAGTGCCGCCGTTCATCTACAGCCGCGTCGCGCAGGGCCGTTATCCCGGCAAGGGCTTGCTCGAAGATCCCGAGGCTGATGTGCCCGGCACGGTGTGGGGCGATCTCAACGCGCCGCTCATCACCAACTACATCTACAGCGACTTCGTCGAGAAACCTCGGGCCGGCTACAGGCTGCATCGGCAGCCCGGCGGATTGAGCGACAAGGCCGAGAACCGCAAGTTCGTTTCGCGGCAGTCCTACGAAAAGCTGGCGCAGACGCTGCCGAAGGACAAGAAGCGGCGCATGGTCGACGCCGAGTTCGGCATCGTCGGCGAAGGTGCGCTGGTCTATCCCGAATACAATTTCGACATCCATTGCGCCAAGCAGCCGCTGCAGCCGCTCGATCTGCCGCTGCTGATCGGCGCCGACGCCGGCGGATCTCCGGCGCTGGTGATCGGCCAGTACACGCCGAAAGGCCGCATGATCTGGCTCGACGAGCTCGTCACCGAGCCCGGCACCGGCGCCGGCCGCTTCGCTGCCTATCTGATCGACCTGTTGCAGTCGAAATATCGCGGCCTGCCGATCGCGCATGCGTGGGGCGACCCTTCCGCCTTCTACGGCGCCGATCGGCTGGCCGGCGAGCTGTCGTTCATGGAGATCCTGTCGAAGGCGATCAGCGTGCAGTTCCTGCCGACCGTGACCAACGATCCGAGCGCGCGGCAGGAAAGCGTGTCGTGGTTCCTCCGCCGCGGCGTCGATGAAGACGGTTTCCCCTACTTCCAGCACTGCCCGACGATGAAGGTTGTGCAGGGCGGCTTCCAGGGCGGCTTCATGGTGGTGAAGAACATCCACGACAGCAGCGATCGCGTGCAGTTCGTCAAGAACAAGTTCAGCCACGTCCACGAGGGCGGGCAGTATCTCTGCTACGGCGTGCGCGGCCACGCCGGCGTCATCAACGACGCGGCTCGAGCGGGGCGGCCCGGCAACGTGGTGCCGATCTCGAGCGGCCGCGGGCCGGTGAAGGATTTCAACCTGTAGGAGGAAATGCGGCGATGTCAGCAGACCTTGATCTATCTCAACTTGGCAACCTCGACTTGATCAAAGAACGGATCGGCTATCTACACTCCGAAGTGATGCGCATTCGCTATAGGACGTCAGAAGCCCTCGCGCGCTCGCTCAAGAGCCAACGCAACTACGAGCGCGCAGAGATCGATCGTTGCAATCGTGCGATTGAACCAATGCTGCAGGAGATCGAGTTCCTGTCGAGGGCTTTTGCAGCTGTCGAGTTTCACAATCGACCGCCGTCAATCGTTCTACCTGTCTCGCAATATGGATCCCGTCCTTTGAAGCTCGGAGAACGCCGTGAGTGACATCAAGACGAGAGCAACTATCTGGTTCACCATGGAGCCGGATATGTATGGCGGCAAGGAATGCGACGAGTTGGTACCGCGCTGGCGCTGTTATGCCGCCGGAGACAAGGATGCTGACCATCAGCGCCAGCCCCTTATTCTTGATCCGAGAGACTATCCTCCGGGCACCAAGATCACCGTAATGGAGCCGACGTGTCCAGAATGCGACATGGTCCGCGAGGTGACGCATAATCCGCGAGGTTTCTCGAACATGTGCGCGTGCGGCTTCGACTGGGAAGAATGGACCGCGAACGAGTACAGCTAGTGACCCTTCGCCTAATCTCGCCCGCTCCGCTCCCTGACGTGCTGGATCTCTTCGCCGCCTCGATGGTGATGAAGCCGCTGCACGTCAAATGTGCGATCGTGCAGGCCGCGCGATCGGAGAGCATCGCGTGGTACGACGGCGGCCGGCCAATCGCCGCCGCCATGCTCTACCCGCTCGAGCCGGAGCGGCCCGGCGAACGCCTGGTCGAGCTGGCCTTCGTCTGCTTGCCGGAGCTGCGCCGCCACATGCTGGCCTTCGTCCGGCTCGCTCACTTAACGCGGGACCGGCTCGCCAATGATGGCCCGGTTCGTGTTCGGGCCCACGTCCGGACCGGCCATCGTCCCGGCAGCCGCATGGCGACAATGTTGGGCATGCGCCTGGTCGGCACCTTCGGCGGCTTCGAACGGTATGAATTCGAAGGGGCGGAAGATGGCAGAATTCGCGTTAGCGGCACTCCCGGCACTCATTGGCACCGGAGCCGCCGTGGCGGCGAACAAGCTGATGACGCCGGACACCTCCGCGCAGGATGAGCAGATCAAGAAGCAGAAAGAGCAGCAGCAGATCTCGCTCGATCGCCAGCGCCAGAACGAACAGCAGCAGGCAGCGCTAGTCGACAACCAGGCCGGGCTCATGTCGCGCACCCCGCGCGGCCGGCGGCTTCTCCAAGCGTCGACCGGCGATACCGGCGTTTCAACCACCCTCGGCGGCTGACGCCGCATGAAGAGCCCTCTGGCCAGGAAAGCCGACGCGACCGCCATCGACCTCAAGGCGCACAAGAAGCGCGCCGCCAAGGCATGGTCCGATCGCGCGCTCTGGCAGAAGTTCTACGACGACGCCTACGAGTTTGCGATCCCATTCCGCCGGCCGGCATCGCGCGAGGGCAAGGCCGTCGACAAGATCGAGCGTCTGTTCGACGCTACCGCGATCGAGAGTTCGTTCCGCGCCGCCGGCCAGCTCCACGCGGATCTCTTCCCGCCGGACTTCTTCAAGCTGGCGCCCGGCGCGATTTCCAAGCTCGCGATGGGGCCCGACGAACTGACCACGCTGAAGACGCAGTTGCAGGCAATCTCCGAGATCGTCAACGCCTTCTTCCAGACCGGCGAATTCGACACGTCGTCGTCGGAGATGTGCATCGATCTGCTCGTCGGCACCGGCGCGCTGTTCCCGGTCGAGGGCGATGCGGTCACGCCGGTTCGTTTCGTCTGCATCCCCTTCGACGAGCTGGCGATCATCGTCGACGCTTACGGCAAGGTGGTCGGCATCTTCTGGCGCAGCCAGCTCTCCCGCCGCGCCATCCACGACGCATTCCCGGATGGCGAGTACAACAGGGCGTTTAACGACGCGCTGAAAAACGACCCCGAAGCCGAGATCCAGATCAATCAGGACTTCGTCTACAATCCGAAGACCCGGCGGTGGGAATTCGTTGCCTATCTCGCCGACGGCGAGACCCCGATCAAGACCGCGGAATATCGCACGCAGCCGATGGCCGTGCCGCGCTATCATCGCGTGCCCGGCGAACCCTATGGCCGCGGTCCCATCCTTCTTGCGCTGCCGACCATCAAGACGCTGAACAAGGCCGTCGAGCTGACGCTGAAGGCCGCCGCCATCCAGATGCTCGGCATCTACGGCTATCGGCCGGGCGGCGCCTTCAACCCCGACACCGCGCGGCTTGGGCCGGGCGAGTTCTGGCCGATGCAGGCGACCGGCGGCGTGCTCGGCCCCGATGTCGTGCGCATGGACGCCGGCGCCGGCAAGGTCGACCTCGGCAACCTGGTGACCCAGGAGCTCCGGCTACAGGTGCAGTCGATGCTCGGCGACGATCGCCTGCCCTCGCAGGGCGCCACGCCGGTCTCCGCGACCGAGATCATGGCGCGGATGAAGCGCATCTCGCAGAACTACATGGGCGCATGGGCGCGCATCGTCAACGAGGTACATCCGGTGATCGTACGGCGCGTGATCGAGATCCTCGCGCGCAAGAACGTCAAGGGTGTGCCCAACGTCGACATCGACGCGCTGCTCATCAAGCTCGACGTGCTGTCCCCCATCACCCAGGCGATCAAGGCCGCCGCGCATTCGCGCATCGTCGATTTCATCCAGCTTTGTGTGGCGGTGAAGGGCACGCCGATGGCGGCCGATCTCATCGTCAAGGTCGACGACGCATTGCAGCGGATCGCCGAGGATCAGATCCCGGCCGATCTCGTGGTGTCGCTGAAAGAGCGCAAGAAGCTGCAGAAACAGATGGCGGATGCGGCAGCACAGATCGCGGCTGCCCAGGCGCAGCAAGGCAAGAAGGCCGCATAGATGGTGGCAATCAACCAGAACCGTTTCGGCACGCGCGACGCGCAACCGCTGGGCCAGTATTTCGGCGACGCCAGGAGCGTGCTGGAAGGGCTGTTCGGCCCGTCGAGCGAAAAGGATCTGCCGGCCATGGCGCAGGCGCAGATCGAGGCCACGAAGCGCATCCGCGCGATCGCGGCGCGCAAGTTCGGCGACGCCGACGGCGAAGAACTGCTGGAGGCGCTTTGCGATGCCGCGTTGCGCCGGCCGTTCACGCTGCCGCCGCACAGCGCCAGCGCCGAACAGCGCCTCGCCTATGCCGATCAGCGCGAGGGACAGGCGCAAGTCGTTTTCATGCTGCTCGCCTGGATCGCCGAGGGGCGAAGCGAGCAGCCACCGCAGAGAGAGGGAAGTCATGCACGATCGATCCGACCGAAGCGCGAAGGCAATGCCAAGTCTGCTCGCAAGCGCTAGCGCTAGCCGTTTTTTGCCAGCGAGTGCCGGCGGCGCGGCCGCTGGCGTAAAAACTGGCGGTGGCGGCAACGCCGCGGCCGCCGGCGGCGCGGTTGGTCACATCTCAATGCTGCAGCGGCCATTCGGTCCGCGCTTCCTTCTCTCGCCTGACGATCCGCCTCCCACACCGGCTTCGCCGCCGACGCCAACTCCGCCGTCTCCTCCGCCGGCGGCGGATCCCTCACCGCCGCCAGCTCCGCAGCCTCCGGCCGGCGCCTACCGGCCGGAGGGCCTGCCCGATCACTATTTCGGCGGCAACGATCGCGAGACCATCGACAAGCTGTTCGGCGCGGTGAACGGCTTCCGCACCAGGCAGAGCGAAGCCGGGGCGGTGCCGGAGAAGGCCGACGGCTACGTGCTGCAGGCCAGCGACAAGCTCAAGCCCTACGTTGCGAACTTCGACAAGGACCCGGTCTATGCCAAGACGCGCGAGATCGCGCACAAGGCCGGCATGACCGACAAGACGTTCAACGCCTTCCTCGGCCCGCTGCTCGAAAACCTCGTCGACGGCGGCCTGGTCGCGGCGCCGATCGATCCCAAGGCCGTGCTCAAGGGCATGGCGCCCGAGGCCATGGCGAGCGCAAGCGACGATGAGAAGATCGCGGCCGGCGCCAAGCGCGTGCAGGACAACATCGCGTGGGCCGATGGCGCCAAGGCGAACAAGTCGCTGCCGGAGGACGTCGCCTCGTTCCTGGCCGCGTCGGCCGCCGACAGCGCCGGCGCGAACAAATTGATCGAGTGGCTGCGCGGCTCGAGCACTGAACAGCGCCCAGCCATGGGCGGCGCCGGCAGCAGCGGCATGACAGAGGCGCAGATCAAGGATCGCATCAATGATCCGCGCAACAATCCGTCCTCGCCGCAATACGATCGCGCCTTCGCGCGCGAGACCGACGAGCTGACCCGCAAGCACTACGGCTAGCAGGAGATCTGAGATGGGCATCTATGAGAGCTCGGAAGCCGCGATCAGGGACGGCGCGCCGGCGCGATCGTTGCAGCTCGTCGTCAAGGCGGACGCCGACCAGGCGACGAAGTTCCGCATGCTGCGAATCTACGTCGCCACCGCGGACGCACCGGCGACGCTCAAGGTCCGCGCGATCGATGACGTTGCGGACGTAACGCTGACCTACGGCGCCGGCGTCACGTGGGAGCGGCTGCAGGTGTCCCGCGTCTATGCGACCGGCTCGACCGCCAATGCGGTCGTGCACGGCGTGCCC